GCAAATCTGAATTTGATGATTTAGATAATTATCATGATACAGATTATGATGGTCAGACATATAGTTTAACTGATGCTACTGCTTTAGCAGATGAATTAGATGCATGTTATGCAGACATAGGTACAAGACTAACTGAACTCAATGCTAGAATTGGAAATCCTACTTATAGTGGAGGTCAATCATCTAATGGAACTGAACCTGGTATAAGAGTTTCAGCTCTTCCCGCTAAAGCTTCAGGGACATTGGTTCCTTATGGAAGAACAATATATGAAGCGGTAAATGTTGCTTTAGGTGATGATATAGGGTTAATTAATGAAGTTGTAGCAGAGGCAGACTCTTTACAGTTTAAATATAAAGAAGTTAGAGATAAAAGAAATGAATATGATATGTTGAAAGGAAGGAGTAAATATTATGGAAACTGATAAATGGAAAACTACAGAAGAAGAACTGCCACCAAATCCAATGGCTGATCAAATAGAATCTATGATTGATATAATAAAAGGAACTATTGTTAGTTTGAAAAAAGAAGTGGATGTTTTAAAAGAAAAAAAGAAGGAGAATGAATGACTTTTCGAAAAGGTGGAAATGTTAGTCGTTTAGTTGAGGGCGGTTCAGAAGAGAAAAGAGCGCTGCGGGAAAAAGCTATTAAGGAGGGAAATTGGTTAGCAGCAAGTGTTAAAACTAATCAACTTTTTCCAGACCTGATAGAAAATGTAACAGAGGCGATATCAGCATATAAAAAAGCAATGGAAACTGGTCAGTTATTGTTGAAGGCAAATAAGGCTTTTCTTCTTGCGTCGATAAATCCATTATTTTTAATTTTAGATGCAATGATCTCAAAGATTCAAAATCAAATTGACGATTTTATGGGGTCAGGAATATATACTATTTTTATCAATGGTCAAAATCCAAAATTATCAATCTATAAAGTCAAATCTAGAACACCAAATCTTCGAATAAAAAAAGCAGCAATATCAGGAATATACGTTAATCCCTTTACGAATAAAATTGAATTTACAGCTTACCCGATAGTTGATATTGATGATATGAAGGCAGCAGAAGGAAATCAACCATACAGGCCAGGTATTCCTCATGAAAAATCTTGGGAAATGTATGAAAATAATCATACAAATTATGTAATTTGGAATGGAAAGGTTTTTTATAATAGAGCTATACCTGGAGTATCCGGATCAGCTCAAGGAAAACCGGTTTTAGAGAAATCTGGTGATGGGTATCATGATATTACTTATCCAGATTCTATTTGGGCTCTTGGAGGAGAAATGCAAATCTGCAAACCAAGTAAAATGATAGAAATAATGAACGCAGCCTTTGATGATAAAGGTGATGTGAACAGGCCAGTAATATCAGAAGATGGAATAGCTGGAGCATTAGTAATAATTCTTGGTACGTCAGATCCAGCTAAAATAGTAGAAAAATTAGCTAAACTTTATAACTATTTTGCAGATATAAGACCCATTAAAGATGCATTTGATATAGCTGTAGAATTGACAAATGATTTAGACGCTTTAAGAGAAGAAAAGATTGTTGTTACAAATTTATGTGCACCTAATCCTGGCATGACAAATCCGCCAATAGAAAAATGGCCAATCAAGCCCGGAAAAAAATCAAGCATAAAAGCAGAACGAGATATATTTAAAATAGGAACAAATAGTGATAATAAAGAAAAATTTAGAAGAAGAGGAATTGACATTAATTCTAATAAAGAGGATAAGGTATTTTTTAAAAATTTAAGAACTCGCGAAGTAATGCAAATACTTGCATCTGGAACGGCAACAAAATTTGAAGCTCCGACGAGTGGCGGAACTGATGAAACATCAAACACGGAATGGTATGATCATATTACTCCAGGAGTCGAAACAGCTGCAGGTGATGCTAGTGTAGATCTTTTTACTCAAGGAACAACAGAGAGATATGAACAATCAATTGATGTCTTACATGAGACTATATTTCCAAATACTAGACCTGGAGATATTTTGGTTGAAGTCGAACTTGATAATAGACTTGGAGTAATTGATGAAGAAGGACAGCCCACTAAACCTGATCCAGGAGGAGGTGACGCATTTAAGGTTTGGAATTCTTATGTATTAAAAAACGGAACAAAGGTGTTTGGTGAGGATGATCAAAAAGAAGATATAATGAAACGAATTATGGCGATGAGACGATGGAAACATGATTCAGGCGCGGACAGTAGACAAGTAGCTTTATATCAATATTATAATGATAAGATTAGTCAAGGAGGATATGAAGAAAGTTTAACATATCATAGGAAACTTAGTCAGGAAGAAACGTCTCAAAGAGAGGAGCAATTAGAAAATTCAGCACTTGCTGCAACATCTGCGGTTGGTACTACTGAGGCGGAAATCGAGAAAATTAAAACTCAAATAGGACAGTTAAAAGTCCCTGAACACTCTGTAGGAGCTCCTACAGATAGACTACAACAACATGAAGCAGACAAAGTTCAAAAAGACAAACAAATTGCTGAGATAGAATCAAGCATAGAACGTACTGAGACTAGGATTAAAGAAAAAGAAGCAGAAATATCAACAAGGGAAGAGGAGAAGGATAAGGCTTTAGAAACGCTATCAGCTGAAATGAAGTCTGTGCAAGAATCAGAATCTAAACAAGTAAATGCACAAGAAAATTTAACTAGTTTAGAAACAGATTTAATTAATATAGAGAAAGAGGTACGCGACTACGAAGAATCCAAACGGCAAGAAATATTTCAGCAAGCTTATGACGTAGAAATGACGAGAATAGGCAATTCAATGACATTTAGTGAAGCAGACGTCCTCGCTTACAAATATGGTGTTAAAGAATCGACTCCAGCGAAGATTGAAGAAAAATTATATCGAGACGATCAACATTATCGAGATATTTCCCTAGAGTGGGCAAGCTTAAAATCCCAAAAATCAAAAGCTTCACAAACATTAGAAACAGCAACAGCCGCGGTCGAAGGCCGAAATGAGGATGGCAGTTCCGGAGAGTATTCTGGTCAAATAGAATATTATGACGCGGAAATAGAAAAACTGAAAGTAGAGATAAATGGCTTTGAGGAGGACAAACAATCCTCACAAACTAAAATAGAAACTTTAGAAGAGGAAAAAGTAAAACTCGATGAAGCCATTGCACTTAGGAACTTGGAGATATCATCTACTCACAGCAGATTTGAAGATAAAATTCAAGAGTTGGAGTTAGCTCTCACAAATAAAACAGCACAACTAGAAACGGCAAAAGAGGCAGAAAGAAAATCGAATGAAGGAATCGTGTGGGAGGGGGGAAGTGTTCGAAGCTTACGTGAGCATACTACCCAATCTATGGGTTTTGGTGTAGTGACTGATAGCCATCACGGTGCACCAGTATTAACCGGTGCACCAGATGCACAAGGAGCAAGACTATGGGAAGAACTTCTTCACAAGTTAGTTAATGATGATGATGATGACCAAGATCCAGATAAACCGGATTATGATGACGATGAATTGGGAGATTTGACAGATGAAGAAAGTACATGGGCAGCACAAATGATATTAGAAGGATCAGGTTTAAATGCTGCAGACATTAATGTTGATTTATTGAGACATTTTGAAGCTATATTGGATGGATATCTATGGCTTCCTAATTGGAAAAATCAAGGTAGTGCTAATCTTCCCGCACCAAGAGTTTGTTCTGTTCAGGCAATTAATAAAAATACACTCAAAAAGGAAGATATACCTGAATCTGTTTATCCTGATTTTTGGAGCATGAATGTAGAGGATGTAGTGCCCGCACTTAGACCAATATTAGAATTATTAATAGACTTTTTAGAAGGATTAAAAGGAATAGGTTCAGGTTTAATTAAAAAAATAGACGATCTAATTGAATTTATTGAAGAAAAAATTGTACCAAAATTAGTAAAAATATTAAAATTGATGGAAGAATTTTTAGCATTAATAAAAATAGGAATTGTTGATGCTGGAATATATTTTCTTTATATTCCTCCTGCGAATGGTGGAACTGAGAGAGTAAGGAATAAATTAATTAACGCTGGTAATCCACCACCAGAAAATATAGATTTTACTTATGGTATGATGTTATTTTTAGGAGGGGATGGTAGTCAAAAAACCGCAAAACTATTAGAAGCGGCGGGTTTAGTATAGTTTAGTTAGATAACATATAAATATTAGTATTATGGCATATACACACGGAAACTTAGAAAGAGATTGGCTGTTCGAAAAAGATGTCCAAACTCAATTAAATAAATCAGAAACGATTTCAGACGTTTCTTTAACTTTCGCAAAACATCCTTTGACGGGGGATGTTATTATTAAAAATAAAACAGAATCTATTGCACAGGGAATAAAGCATTTATTAAAAACAAGAAGATATGAAGTTCCTTTTAATTCACAATTTTATTGTGATATTGGCCATCATTTATTTGAAATGGTTAATGAAATTACTGCACAAGCAATTAGAAATACCATTACAGATGCAATTAAAGAAAATGGAAGCGGTATAGTTGAACTTCAAAATGTTATATGTATTCCGCGACCAGATCAAAATGGATATAGTGTACAAATCATAGTAAAACCAGTTAAAGAACCGATAACAATAACTATTACAGAATTTTTGGAAATAGAATAAAATGTCAACAGAAAAATTAGATGTAACAGATTTAGATTTTGATCAAATTAAAGATAATCTAAAATCATTTTTAGGTAATCAGACTGTTTTTTCTGGTTATGATTTTACAGCTTCAGGAATAAATACGATTCTTAATGTTCTGGCTTATAATACACATTATAATTCATTTTATTTAAATATGGTTGCGAATGAAATGTATTTGGGCAGTGCTTCTATAAGAAATTCAGTTGCATCCAAAGCTGCAATGTTAAATTATACACCAAGATCTCAAATTGGAGCCGGTGCGGTTATCAATGTTACTGTTGTCCCGACAGGAGATCCTTCTTTTATTACATGTGATAAATTTACAAAATTTACTTCAACAATCAGAGGAAAAGAATTTATTTTTGCAACAACACAGGCATTTCAAATAGATAAAAATTTAGCTGGAGCTTATGTAAAACAAATGGATGTAAAAGAGGGGGTTCCTACGGTATATACATTTACTAAAGACACTTCAGATACAGAACAAAGATTTGTGTTACCAAGTTCAAATGTAGATATATCGACAGCAGAAGTCACTGTTAAAGTATCTTCATCTGATGCAACATCTTATGTATATGAAAAGGCGGGAGATTTTACAGCCATATCTGGCACAGCAAATATATATTTTACTTCAGAAGTGTCTAATGGTAGATATGAAATTCAATTTGGTGACGGATCTATTGGAAGGGCATTAACACATGGAAATCAAGTTCAAGTTAGAGCATTAATGTGTAACGGAACTGGCCCCAATGGAGCTGCAGTATTTAAAGCAAGAGATGCGATAGGAGGATTTGATAATATTTCCATATCAACCTCAACCGCGGCATATGGTGGCGCGGAAAGAGAATCAATTGAATCAATAAAATTTAATGCACCAAAAACTTTTTCTTCTCAAAGACGAGCGGTAACAGTAGAGGATTATAAAGCATTAATATTCGCAAATTTTCCAGATGCGGAAAGCATACAGTCTTGGGGAGGAGAAACTTCCGCAACTCCTGTTTATGGTAAAGTATATATTGCGATAAAACCAAAAGGTGCGGAATTTTTAACAACTGCACAAAGAAAAACGGTTATAGCGTTATTGTCTGATAGAAAAATGGTAGCAATTGAACCAGTAATAACTGACCCAATCATTTATAAAGTTCAACCAACAATAACAGTAAAATATGATTCCGCTTTAACTACAGGATCTTCATCGGCGATTGCGGCAAAAGTAAAAACTACAGTGCAGAATTATAATACTACAGATTTAAGACTATTTGATACTAATTTTAAATTTTCAAAACTATTGACAAAAATAGACAAATCAGATGATGCTATTACTAATAGTCTTATGACACTTAAAATTTATACATCATTTATTCCCTCATTGCTTACGGCAGTAACCTATAGATTTTATTTTAATAATGCGATAGCACATCCATTTGATGGATATTTGGGTGCCATATCTAGTTCAAGTTTTACATATGCAGACACGGCTGGCACTTTATATAGTGGATGTAAATTAGAAGATTATAATAATGTTATAAGAGTATATAGAATGACGGGTACTATAAAAACTATAGTAAGAAATAATATTGGATCTATTGATTATGATACAGGACAAGTAACATTGGTGGCTTTTGCCCCACAAGCCATTACAAATAATATTGTTCACATATATTTTGAACCAGTTGAGGAGGACATGATTCCAGTAAGAGAACAAATTTTTCAAATTTTAGATAGTGATGTTATAATTAATGTTACAGATGTAAATATTTTAGAAAGAAGAAGTGTCACCGCAAATTCAACAACAACTACGACAACAACATATTAAGGTGAATTTTAATGGCAACAGTTAATAATAATTTATCTTGTATTGTAGAAAATCAGCTTCCTGCGAGTTTTCGAAAAGAAAACTTAATGTTTGTTCAATTTCTAAAAAGCTATTATCAATTTTTAGAATCAATTCAAGTACATCTTAGCGCGAATACTGGCGCATTTTCTGAGGGAGAGGTAATTACAAGTGACACGAATAGTGCCACTGCTAAGATATTATCAATAGATACTTCTACGAATTTGGGAACCGGAGTATACTTGTATGTGTCACAAACTAATAATGTAATATTTGAAGCTGGTGAAACTATAACTGGTAGTAATGGTGCGACAGGGACAATACATCATTATAGAAGAAATCCATTAAATGCTTCGAAAGTTGCTCTTGATTGGAGTGAATTTCCATCTCCTAATAATGAATTATTTTATAATTTTAGATATGAATTTTTTGAAAACTGGCCAGAAGACTTAGATATTGATAAAAAAATATTCGCATCGAAAATTAAAGAAGTTTACATGGAAAAGGGTGATGAAAGATCATATCAAACACTCTTTAGAGCAGCATTGTCAACAGAAAGCGTAGACTTTTATTATCCAAAAGTCGATATGCTTAAACCTTCTCATGGAGCTTGGATTAGAAATATAACTCTACATGTTAATGATGATTTTGTAAATCGTGAATTTTTAGGGAGAACTATAGTAGGGCAAACTACTGGATCGAGTGCATTTATAACTTCATTAGCTCTTAATAAAGTATCTACTACGTATGTTACAGAGTTATATTTAAAAAATCAAATTGGAAGTTTTAAGATAGGAGAACTAGTTCAAGCAACCTCATTGAGTGATGATGGTTCTTATGCAAACTCTGCAGTTTTGGGAATGGTTTCTTCTAATCCAAACGCAAATACAACCACTATGATTACTGAGGGTAGACAATATACAAAAGAGGAAACTGTTCCTTTAATTGGTGGAATTGGTGTGGGTGTTGTTGCAAAAGTCGGTAGTACTACAGAGGATCAAGTCACAAGTTTAATAAGAATTAATGTAGGTTCAGGATATCAAGTGGGGGATTGGGTAGATTTTGATAATACGTTATCACTTCCTACGGAGAGTGCGAGAGCAAAAGTTACTGTATTAGATCCATTTGCACTTTCTACTGTAGAAATAAGTAATGAGAAGATTTTTGAATTGGCGAATACTCATGTTATGACACTCTCTTCAGAAACAGATATTCCCATAAGAGAGGAATTTTTACTTTCAAATTATTTCATACAGAATAATGCGTCTCAATCAACAAAGAGGGGAGTTGTAGTTGAAGTATTGAGTAATACGGTTATTAGATATGCCTCCACCGCAAATTCATCTGCAGATACAAGTCTAGCTTTTACTTCAGATGATACTGTTTATGCTTTTAGAAGAGATGGATTTGCATTTACTCCCACATTAATTTCTGAAATTGAAAGTGATCATTTATATACAAATTCTGTCGCAATAAATGGTGATTACGGGGGAATTTCTGCTAATGTGGGACACACGGCCACATTTCTTTCAAATACTAATACATCAACACTAGAATCTCTTACATTTTCAAATGTTACGGTAGGTAAAATTGAAACTATAGAAATAATGGATTATGGAAAAGGTTATCAATCAACGCCAACTCTTTCAATAGATACTAATTTTAATTACATAGAAACTAATGGATATCCTTCAACTGGCGGTCGATCTTATCCTATAGGACAGAATGCGGTATTTGTTGTTGATACTATGGGGGGAGGTGTTACATCAGTCCGCATTGATAATCCTGGAACAGGATATGGCACGGATAAATGGGGAACTCCAATTCCACCAACGTTTGATTTTACTGGTTTTGGAAATGGTCTTGCTAATGCTTCACTCATTGTGGATTCTGTTAGATATTATCCTGGGTTTTATGCGGGGGCGGATGGACAATGTAGTTCACAAAAGAAGCTTCAAGATAGTGTATATTATCAAGATTTTTCTTATGTTATAAAATCAGATAAATCAGTTGAACTTTTTAGGGATTTAATTTTAAATACAATTCATCCAGCAGGATTAAATATGTTTGGTGAAGTAATTATGAGAAATGATTTGGATCTGTCATTGTTTAAAACTGATCCAGCAACAACTGTCAATACTGTTGAGAATTCAAATGTTAATCAAAATATAAAATATAGATCCTTTTTACTAGTTTTTGATATTCCTATAGTGGTGCCTGTTCCTGAACCAAAATTTGATCTGTCTCATATTGAATGGACAACAGGATCAGATGATGAAAGAATTGATGGTGTTTGGTTAAGTGAGGCAGATAAGTGTGAAGTTAAGCATACAGCGACCACAGAACAGGTAATGAAAGAATCCTTTTTAGAACAAACATATGATGATGTTAGATTTTGGTCTTTGTGTCAGACATATTTTATAAAAGAAGACGCGGCTACAAATGATGGTATTACAACAAAATATGAAACTTCTTATTTTGATCTTTCTGGAGAAACAATCAGTTCTGTTGCAACATCTCACATACTTACTAAAACATATGAACCTAGTACATTAACAGTTTTTATAAATGATAAAATTATTCCTCATGCGGATATAACTCAAACTAGCGGCACAGCTTTCACAATTCCGATTACAGCATCAGCTTCACACACGGAACAATTGAGAGTGGTTGAAAGTTATGTTAAAATTAAAACTGATACAGATTTATGGTTGCGTAATAATGATATCGTTCAAATAGATGGTTTTCCAGAATTTAGTAATACTTCAATAACATTAAATAATCAAAAATTTATAATAAATAATATTGACCTCGCTGCAGATACAGGAATATTATTACAAGTAGATGGGCTACCAGTAAAAGATTATACAGGAGTAACAGTTTTAGATGATGTTTCATATAGAATTATTAGATTGTCAAAAGAACTTATTACTCAATCTACTATAGATAATTTATCATCAGAATATTGGTCATATTATAAAGATTTTAAGATAAGTGATTATAGATTTGATAGTTTGACAAATGATTTGCAAAATGTTGAATTTTCAAATTATTCTGCTAATACTGAAGTATTTTTTGATAGACAATATATTGGATTAAATGAAAATGTATTATTAGAAACCGCGTCCGGAGGTGGAAAAATAGATTTAATGGGCGATGAGACTTATGAATTAGCTTTAGAGGGCAGACCATCGAAAGGTTTTGTCGATAATCCAATTTTTGTGACAGATTATCAACTACATACAATTGATACGATAGCTTCTCGAAAAATAACTTTAGATCAAGATATAAGATATAAACTTAATCAAGGTAATTGGGCATATTCTCCATCACAGACTCCTGCATTATTTGGAGTGGAGAATATTTCCATTATGAAACGGACATAAATAAACATAGACTATAATAAAGGAATTAAAAATGCCAGCTTTAGTAACAAGAAAATTTAGAACTCATCAAGCTAAACAATTTAGAGAAGGTTTGGGTGAAACTATAGATTGGAGCGGATCGGACGTTTCAGGTTCTGAAGATTCAACGACCTTGGATGATCATATTTATTTGTATATTGGTAATACAACGGCATGGTCTGATGATAACGCTCCACCCACACCAAGAGATAGTGTATTTGAAAATACTCATGATTCTTGGGACTCCATGATTGCCGCGAAAAAAGTTACACAATCATATACTTCACATGTAATACCAAGAAATAATTGGACTTCAGGATCAGTATATGCGATGTATAAGGAAGATGTAGATACATTATATTCTAATACTGCAAACCCAATACATGTTATGACTACAGATTTTAATGTATACAAATGTATGGATAATGCTAATAATTCAACATCAACCTCGGTACCAACTTCTGTTAGTACAGAGGCTAGCGCGATAGAAGACAAATATGGATTGGATAATTATAAATGGAAGTTTTTGTATACAATTACTGCAGCTGAAGCATTAAAATTTGTGACACCAAATTATATTCCTTGTAAGACATTAAGAAATGCTAATTCTATAGGATTAACGGGATCTACGGGAATGCCTTTGGATGATGGATCTAATCAATATGATATTGAGGTGAATACTGTAAAGGGTGCGGTAGATGTTTATAATATTACAGACGCAGGATCAAATTATTTATTTTTTACCGGAGCAACTGTAGGTTCTACAACTACGACTTTCTTTGAAACTGCGACAGCGGGAATTAATACTACAGATGGAATTTATGATGGTTCAGCAATTTATATTAATAATGATATTCGAATAATAGATACTTATGTATATGATGAAGGACAGTCTAAAGGACAATTTACTTTAACTGAAGCATTAGCAGGAGTTGCATCCGGAGCATTTACAGTTCAACCTCGACTCGCCGTTTATGGTGATGGTACAGGAGCAACAGCTCGATGTGTAGAGGGGGGAACTTCTGGTACACTTGGTGCGGTTTTTGCGGGAGAAGTAGGTACTGGTTATAACACTGCAGAAGTTAAAGTAATACAATCTGGTACAGGAGCAACTGGTTCTGGTGGTGTAATTGTACCAAGAATTGGCCCATCAGGTGGTCATGCATATGATATTGTTGAAGAATTGGGTGGAAATTTTATCATGATTAATCAAAGAATAGAACAAAGTGAGAGTGGTAAATTTCCAGTAACTAATGATTTTAGAAAAGTTGGATTAATAAAAAATCCTGTTTCAGCTAATACAACACATAGATTTACGGCACAGGCAGGTACTCAGGCTGTAACAATGCGTGTTTCTTCAATAAATGGTTCAAATTTTATTGATGATGGATATGTTCAAGGAAATACGACAGGTGCAATAGGAAGAATTGTTGATGAAGTAGTTGTTTCATCAGGCGTAAAAGATTTGAGATTAGTATCAATGACTTTGGGTCCAACAAATGCAAATAGATTACTAGGAACTGCGGCAGGTACTGGTTCATCATTAACAAATCCTAATCAAGGTCCTGATATTGCTGGCAAGCCGGGAGGATTCCAGACAGCTGAAACTGTTACATGTGATGGAAGTACGGCTACCGTCACCTCTTTAACTGCTGGAGAATTTAAACCATATTCTGGAACACTTTTGTATGTGGAAAATAGGTCTCCTGTTGTAAGAGCCTCAGATCAAACCGAAGATATCAAATTAATAATAGAGTTTTAATTCATGGCTACATTAAGTTTACTTTCATCTTTACAGCAAAGTCCTTATTTTGATGATTATGATGAAACTAAGAAATTTCTTAGAATGTTATTTCAACCTGGAGTTTCTCTTCAGGTTAGAGAGTTAACACAACTTCAGACAATTTTACAAAATCAAATATCCAGATTGGGCGATTCCTTTTATAAGGATGGTAGTATTGTTACAGGTGGACAGATTAATTTAAATACTAACGTTAGTTATATTAGATTAGCATCAACTGAAACTGCATCAACATTCGCAAATCAAAAAATTCAACTTAGTGGTGCAGACACAATTACCTTTGATGTAATTACTACTGTAGAGGCTGAAGGTAGCGATGCTCCCGTTTTAATAGGAGTATATTCTGGTTCTGATACAATTACTACAACATCAGCAACGATACATGTTGCAGGCAGTACTGGTATAAGTGCACAAACCGCAGATGCCGGAACCATTACAGGAGATGGTTCTATTGCAAGTATTTCTGCTGGAATTTATTATATAAACGGATTTTTTGTCACAGTTGACGCCCAAACTATTGTTTTAGAAAAATTTGCAACGACACCATCATATAAAGTTGGATTAACTATAACTGAAAGTATTACAAATAATACTGATGATTCTTCATTGTTAGATAATGCTTCAGGGTCTTTTAACGTTAATGCACCTGGAGCAAATAGATATAAAATTGCTTTAATATTGGGTAAAAAATCACTCACTACTATTTCAGAACAAAATTTTATAGAATTATTAAGAGTTGTTAATGGTCTTCCAACAAAAATTGTAAAATATCCAGTATATTCCGCATTAGATGACACTTTAGCAAGAAGAACTTATGATGAATCAGGAAACTATACTGTTAAACCATTTTTGGCTAATTTAAATACTCATAAAAATGCGAGTGGATGGACATTAGCCAGTACAACAGCATCAATAGTTGGACTTGAATCTAAATTTTTAAAAGATTTTAGAATTGGTGATTCTGTTTATTTAACAAATGGATCTTTTAATTCTGCAACAACTACAGTTACGGCAATCGCAGATGATGAGAATATGACTGTTTCTGCTCCTATTGGATCAGGACAAACACAATTTATTCATAATTTAGATAAATTGTCTGTTGGATTGGAACCAGGCAAAGCTTATGTAAGAGGATATGATTATGAAAGTGTTGCCGTAGAATATGCTGATATAAGAAAGGGTAGAGACACTAACAATGCGATAGAATTTGTTATGAATACAAATTTTGGAAATAATTTGAGAATTGATAGTGCGAATGGTTCATTTAATGTCGCTACACAAGCACCAATAGATTTACATTGTGTAAGAACAGTAAATATCAATACTACTTCCGCAGCAACATATAATACATCAAAGATAGGAACTGCTAGACCTAGACAATTAGATTATTTTTCTGGTACTCCTGGGGCAACAAATGGTACTTATGATTTATATTTGTATGATACCAAAATGTCAAGTATAACGTCTAATGTTCATACGGGCATTGCTGCAGGAGGAACAACACTTGTTTTAAATTCTACAAAATCCACTAATGTTTCTTTAGCATATGCTGGTGCTTCAATTAAAATGACAAGTGGTTATAATGATGGAGTATCAAGACTCATCACAGATCATCAAGGAAATACTATTACTTTAGCAAATGCATTTTTAGCAGATGTTGGAGTTAGTGATACGTGTGAAATTGATTTTACCGCAAAATATTTGGAAAGTGTTATAGAATCAGATGGTTCTGGAAATATTGAAAAGTATGCAGACATTTCACAATTTGGTAAAGTTGATCAATTAGATCCAAATAGTCTTACTAAAATATTTGATACTGATAGAAGTTCTTTAATATATGAATTACCACAAGCAGTAGTAAAAACCTTAAATCCTCTTGTCACTTCTAAATTTGATTACACAGTAAAACAGCAATTTTTTAGTGTAACTTTTACTAATGGTCTTGCATCTATTACTCAAACTGGTGGAGTGTTTTTGCCGGGTAAGGGTTCTTCTTTAGGATCTGCAGATTTACTTAATCATGTTGTGTGTACTATTACAGGGAGTATTGGTGCATTGTGTCCGCGTAACATTGGAGACATTATTAATTTTGGTGCTGGTGCTACCTCTTCAGTAGACGCAGCTGGTACTTCAATGGCTTTAGATACGGGTGTGGGAAGTAATGATAATTTCACTGCCACAATAACTGCGGCTATTTCATTATCTCCTCTCGCATCTACCTTTAGAACTAAAACTATTGTTAATTCAAATACAACATCCTTTACTAGTGGTGATACTAATTCAACTTTAAGAGGATTAGGACAATATAAAGCAACTACTGCTGCGGATTATGCTAATACGACGATTAGTTTAAGAACATCAGATGTAAAATCTTTGAAAGCAATTGTTAAATCTCCAGATGATGATATTGCAAGCCTTACTACTGAATTGTTTACAACAGCATGTGCAAGTGCTGGTGATACTAATAATATAACGGACAAATATAATTTTGAAACTGGCCAGAGAGATAATTTATATGATTTTGGATTTGTTAAATTGAAACCAGGTCAATCCGCACCGGCGGTGCCAATAGTGGCGGTATTTGATTATTTTGTACATCAGGCTGCAGACGGCCCATTTACTGTAGATACTTATCTTGGAGCAACTGCGGGCGTAGAATTTTCTGATATCCCATCATACACAAGTCCTATAACTGGAAAAACAGTAAGTTTAAGAGATTGTTTAGATTTTAGACCAAAGAGAACAAATGGTGATGAATCTGCGTCATTTGCTTTAGATTCTGCGACAATTAATCAATCTGTAGTTCTACCAAGATTACCAGATTCAGATGTTGTTTTAACGACAGATGTACAATTTTATTTACCAAGAAAAGATAAAATTGTTGTAACAAAAGATAGGGAATTTGGTGTAATTGAAGGAAATCCTTCAGTTGATCCTATTGTTCCGGCAGATGATGAAGATTCTATGACAATTTATATCGCAGATATTCCTGAATATACATTTGAGGTTACTGATGTAAATTTACAATATATTGAAAATAAAAGATTTACTATGAGGGATATTGGTAAAATAGAAAAAAGAGTTGAACAACTTGAATATTTTACTTCTCTCTCATTTTTGGAAAAAGATGCAAAGGAACAAGCGATATTTACAGATGGTGGAGTGGAAAGATTTAAGAATGGTATACTTGTAGACCAATTTGCGGGACATGCAATAGGTGATGTTTTAGATGATGATTATAGAATAGCGATAGATTTTGATCAAACACTTTTAAGACCGACATTTGAATCTGATAATTTTAAATTTAAACTTGATGTTAATAGTGCGAATATAATGAAAACAGGAGATTTGGTTTCTGTTGCTTATACAGACACGGGATTTATTGATCAACCCGCTACAACAACGACTGAAGAAGTAAATCCATTTGGTTCTGGTATGTTTAATGGAATTTTAACTATGACAAATCCTAGTGATACCTGGTTTTATGATGGAAGGCGCCCAGAGGTATTAATAAATTTAACTGGAGGTAGTGATAATTGGGAATCTGGTAAATATAATTATGGATTTGGTACACAATGGGACAATTGGTCAA